GAATTAGGCAATCCTGATAGAAGTATGGAGGAAGGAAAGATTAAAGGTGTAGACGGTAAAGCCTGCTGGAAGGGCAAGCGTTATGCAGGTAAGGTAAAGAAAGCAGATGGCACCTATAAAGATAAATGTGTGCCAGTAGGTGAAGATGCTTATACATCACAACTACTAAACAAGTTGGATACAATAGTAAATGAAAAGGCACCACCGGGCGACAAGTATGAGCGTATGGTCAAGCACATCAAGAAAGGTTATAGCAAGGATGGTAAGATAACTGATAAAGAACGCAGCATTGCCTATGCTACAGCCTGGAAAGCAAAAAACAAAGCAAAAAAGTAAGTGAGCAGGAGCCTCTAGCGCCCATTCAACCTACAGCCGAACCCCAGGCTCCTGCTGCTAAGAAAATAACAAGGTTACCGAAACTAAGTCCAGACATGCCTCTGGACTATTGGGATGCTCGTTTTCAACAGGCTGATCCTAATCGCTATCATCAGTTCCGTAATAAGAACCCAGAAAAGAAAAGTCAAATGGCAGTGGCGGCATTATACAAGGCAAGACAGAATAAAAAATAATACTTTTTTTGATATTAAATACTACTTTAAATAAATTATATGATAGCCTGGGTATTTGATATTGATGGAGTTCTCTGCAACACAGGGCAAACTATGCCCGAAGATTTTGCTTCATGGTTTCTTAATTGGTCTAATGATAAAAAGATTTTTTATGTTACAGGCAGTCATAAAGAAAAAACTATAGATGTTTTAGGAAAGCAGGTATACGATATAGCCCTAGTAAAATATCATTGTTTAGGCAATTATATTGTTACCGCTAAAGAAGAATATTTCTTTAATCAATTTTCCTTAAAAGAACATGAAAATCTTTTTTTAGAAAATCTAGTTGCATCTTCACCCTACCCTATAAAAACAGGCAGGCATATTAATCAAAGGCCAGGAAGTATAAACTTTAGTATAGTAGGACGAAATGCAGATAATGCACAAAGGTCGGCCTATAAGGCGTACGACAATGATACGAAAGAAAGGATAAAACTAATAAAAGAGATAGAAAGCAACTTACCCAACTATGAAGCATATCTAGGCGGGGACATCAGTATAGATATAACAAAGTCAGGTGCTAACAAAAGCCAGTGTGTAGGATATATTAGAACCATTGACGGTATAACTGATATAATTTTCTTTGCTGATAGAATTGGGCCTAACGGTATAGATCAGCCTTTTTGTGATACAATGGCTGCAAATGACACTTTCTATCATGTTAAAGGCTATAAAGAAACCTGGGATATATTAAAAACATTATGATCCTGTTAGGATGTGGAGATAGTTGGTGTTGGGGTGATGAGTTAGTTGATATGACATTATATCCTAACTATAAATTTAGCGACGATCTCTTAGATTTAGTAGATAATAATGCATATAGGGAAAACACTAGATATATTAATTTATTAGGAAAAAAATTAAATGCAGACAGAGTATATTGTTTAGCGTTCCGAGGCAGCAGTAATGATGCAATTTTTAGAACATTAATAGAATACCTAGCAAGAGAACAATATCTGTTCGGTCGAGAAACATCAGAACTTTTTATCAGCATCGGTTGGACAAGTCCCGAAAGAAGAGAATTTTATTTTAAAGAAACATGGGGAGCAGACAACTGGATGCCAGTAGGACCGTGGTTACTGGATAGTAACGGATCCAGGCCGTACTTAAATGATTTTCAGAACTTGTTATTTGAGCATTTCTGGCACACAGCAGAATATATGAACAGATGGACAAGGCAATTATACTTTACTGAATTATTACTTAAATCACTTAACATTAGATATGTAATGCACCAGGCATTTTATCATAGTGATAAAAAGACAATTAATGACTGGAGTAGCGACGACCTTAATAATGCTAAAGATTTTATCAGTAAAGAAGATTCGATGATTTATCAGTCACTAAACGAAAAAACATTTATAGGCAAAAACAACTCACATATGACCTTTCATAATTATATATTACAGAAGGTAAACGGAGATTACAAAAAAGTTTTCGCAGAATGGCATCCAAACGAATTAGGCCATAAACTATGGGCAGATTTTTTATACGATTATGTAAAAGATAATAATTTATGAATAATTTAGCCGTTGTAATTAGAGGTCATCTTAGAACATGGAATTATTTAAAACCTGCTGTATTTGATTTTTACAGTAAAATTTCAAACAATGTAGAGTATTTCTTTGTCACATGGCGTGTTCCAGGTTTAAACGAAAATCAACTAATCGACGATTTTAAAAATCACAACTTAATTAAATTATTAATACTCACGCCACCTACAGGACCAGAAAGTTTTTATTCAAGTTGGGGAGGACCTGCATATCTAAGTTTTCATATAGCACCATATGTTAGACAAAGACAACGATCTGTACAATATGATGCACTTATAGAAACTAGACCCGATATTGCCTATTGTCGAAATCCAGATTATCCTATCATTACACCAGAATATAATAGCATCTATACTCCTAGACTTAGTTCTATAGCAATAGATAAAAATATCTATATAGGTACAACTGATTATTTCTTTGCCATGCATCCTAATGTATTTCAGATTACCAGTGATAGGATAGCACTAACTACCTCAGAACTAGGTAGTCATTATGATTACATTAAAATGTTTCAACATAATAATGTTAATGTATGTTCATTAAGATGGGCAGAAGTCGTAATTAGCAGGCCAAACGGAATCGATAGTATACCTGATCCTAGGGAATATGCGATTTCAAATCCTGCTAGTTATTTTCACTACTGGGGCAATATGAGCGAAGAAATTAAAATGTCCTATGTAATAAAACATAATTTAAACGAATACGATTATATGAACTCCGATAATCCTTATGCAAGGATAAGATAACCGTTGACAATATTCGTAAATACTGTATAATAATACAAAGGAGAACACAATGAGCAAAGTATTCGGTGCCCCAGAACAGGCGAAAATAAAACAAATAGTTTCCGAAGGGGTCACAGTAATGCAGGAAATACAGGATCTCACCGAAGGACTAAATGATACTATTAAGGCTGTAGCAGAAGAATTAGAAGTTAAGCCTAGTGTTATCAAAAAAGCAATTAAAATCGCAATGAAAGATCAATGGGGTCAGGTATATAAAGAATTCGACGATCTAGAAACTATTGTGGAAATTAGCGGACATGCTAATATCGGCGACGATCAAAAGTAACAATAAATATATCAGAGTAAGGTCGGGCAAGCCATAAGTTGCCAAAGTAAGGTAAGTGGACCATAAGCCACATAAAGGAGAAGCAGTATGAGTTATGTCGATGCCTTCTGGGATCGCGATAAAGACACCATTCGCGTAGTCGAACGCGATGCCAAAAAAGGACGAATCTATCAAGATTACCCTGCCAAGTATATTTTCTACTATCCAGATCAAAAAGGAAAATACAAATCAATATTCGGTGATAACCTTTCAAGAGTATTATCAAAAAACTTTAAAGAGTTTACCAAAGAACGAAGAATTCATAGCAATCATAAGTTATATGAAAGTGATATGAATCCTGTATTCCGTTGTCTAGAAGAACACTATCTAGGCAGAGATGCTCCTAAGTTAAATGTAGCATTTTTCGATATTGAGGTAGATTTTGATCCAGAACGTGGATATGCATCACCGGATGATGCGTTTATGCCTATCACTGCCATTGCTGTGCATCTACAGTGGTTAGATACATTAGTGTGCTTAAGTGTTCCGCCTAAAACATTAACAATGGAACAGGCACAGGAGCAGGTCAAAGAATTTCCTAATACATTACTGTTCAAAACAGAATATGAAATGCTAGACACATTTCTAACCTTAATCGAAGATGCAGATGTATTAAGTGGATGGAATTCAGAAGGTTATGATATTCCATATACAGTAAATAGAGTAACCAAAGTCTTAAGCAAAGAAGATACTCGTAGATTTTGTCTATGGGATCACTATCCACGTAAAAGAGAATACGAAAAATATGGTAAGACTGCCACTACTTACGATCTTATTGGCCGCGTCCACCTTGATAGCCTGGAGTTGTACAGAAAGTATACCTATGAGGAACGACACTCATACCGACTGGATGCAATCGGCGAGATGGAAATCGGAGAATCAAAAACTGTATACGAAGGTACACTGGACCAACTCTACAACAACGATTACAAAAAGTTCATCGAATACAATAGACAGGACTGTGCTCTATTAAACAAACTAGATCGTAAACTTAAATTCTTAGACCTAGCCAATACTATCGCACACGAAAACACTGTGCTACTTCAAACCACAATGGGTGCTGTGGCTGTGACTGAACAGGCCATTGTAAATGAGGCACATCATAGAGGCATGATAGTACCAAGTCGTCCTCGTAGAGATGACACAGAACATTATCAAGCAGCAGGAGCATATGTAGCCTATCCTAAAAAAGGCCTTCATGATTGGATCGGATCAATGGATATTAACAGTCTGTATCCTTCAGTTATTCGTGCTCTTAATATGGGTCCTGAAACTATTATAGGACAACTAAGGCAAGACTACACAAAAACATATATCGAAGGTGAGATGGCCAGAGGAAAAAGTTTTGCAGCAGCATGGGAAGGTAAGTTCGGCAGCATAGAATATGATTTCGTAATGAGTCAAAACAGATCAAGCGATATTACTATCGATTGGGAAAACGGTGAAACTTCAATAATGAGCGGGGCTCAAATATATGAACTTATATTCGATAGCGGTAAACCGTGGATGTTATCTGCCAATGGCACAATATTCACGCACGAACATGAAGGTATCATTCCAGGACTACTTAAACGTTGGTATGCTGAACGTAAGGAAATGCAGGCTAAACTTAAAGATGCTATTAAGGCCGAAAACAAGATTGAGGAAGAATATTGGGATAAGCGCCAGTTGGTTAAGAAGATTAATCTTAACTCC